ATGACCATGTACTTACCATTTTTTCCTCCTTGTTAAGCGAGTCATTTTAAGTACCCCCCTTTGGGCAGGTACATATATATTATAGCATAAAAAATGGAGGTGTCAAATTAATAACACCTCCAAATTTTATTTATCTTTTACAGCATTTGCTGTGGCTTTCCGCCACCGCCAGACTTCTTCTTTGCAACAGCCTTTTTAGCAGGCTTCTTTACAACTTTTGCAGTCTTAAGTGCTACATCAACATCTTCTACTGATGGCATTCTACCAAATGCAGTATCGGATGGATTTGCTGCTCTCAATACAACTGGCACAAGTGCACCAAGCAATGAGTATGCAAGTGTCTGTATGTCAGTAACTCCAGAAGCATACATTGCTGTTGCTGCTCCAAGGACTGATCTTCCGTATGATGCTAACGCTTTCTTGATTTGTTCATTCATTTTATTCCTCCTAGGATATGAACTTACTAATGGCTACCCAAACTGGTTGAGCAATCCATATTCCCATTATACCAGCAACCCCAGCAAAAACCTTGGGGGCAGGCAATGGCAATTTTAATGAGATACATATAAGCCCAAATACTAGGCCTACAGACAAAGATAATAATATTTCTTTCATTTATTTACTCACATTTCTAGACTCTACATAGTCTTTAATAAAGGGAACGATAACATCTACCTCTTGCCAAGGAACAGCATTAATTAGTAAGTGGTTGATACCTCTTTTTTCAAGAGTTTTTACAAAGTCATCAAATTGTTCGTGTGTAAAGTAGGCAGCATCTAACACTACCTTTGGTATTTCTCCTTTTTGCCAAACAGGCCTGATAGCATAATTTGTCAATAAATCAAGTTCTTCTTCTGTTTTCCTAATAATTGGAGTAATTGCAAGCATTATTTCTACTCCATCTAACTCCAGTGGAATTAACTTATTAGGATTTTTTAATACATCAGACCAGCCACCACGAACATATATGTGGTATGGCAAAATAATTTTATGACCATACTTCTTTGCTGCTTTAAAAACATATTCATTAGTTGTTGAAACATATACATCTAGTTTGTTTTTGTGGTTTGGATCACGCCAATATCCTGGAGATTCTTTATCTTGATCCATTTCATTAAGTTGTTTAAGAAACTCTATCATGTAGTTTGATCTGTCAACTGAACTTGAGTCATCATTTACATCCCCGACAATTCCGCCAACCCCAGATTCGTGATCTTTTATGTATCCAGAGATTAAATTAATCTGAAGCCTCCCTTTGTCTATTTTATCCATAGACCTATTTATCATAGAAAGGTACTGTGGAGATATTGTGTATGGGCGAATTGCTACGAGATACTTTATTTGTTCTCCCTGCTTTATATCAACTGCTGCCTTTACAAACATATCTCCTTCAGGAATATCGTGTGTAAACATAACTCCAGAAAAATGGCTACTGTTAAGGTTCGATGGTGACTTTATGTTACCTGGATCCCCCATCACACCGCCAAAATAATAAAAATTCATTATATTATTCTATCATCATTTTCTGGTAGTAATTTTTTTAATTCTTTAAATTCTGAAGATATTTTTTTAAGAGCAAAATCATGAGGAGAAACCATTCCCTCAATAGCAACACCGTACTTGTCGTAATATTCAAGTTGTGGCTCAACTTCATCAATAAATTTTTTAAGACCTGCCTGCACAGCCTCTATATATTCATAGGCTAAATCACGAGAATCTGAAACAAATTTCAAAAAATCCTCATTTGCTTTTTCTTTATCTGTTTTATTTTCTTTATGTTGAATTTCTTGTTCTAGCAAAGTTTTAAGAGTGTTGGCAAGAATCGAAACATTAATTCTTTTTTGAACAGAGTACATGTATAAAAATAATCCTGATGTAATAGATAATAAAATAATTAAGAATAAATCAATCATAGTTCTTTACCACCCTCTCTAACTAATTGAACTATAGCACCATTAGCCTCAAGGGCCTTTTTTGTTTTAATCATATAATTAGCAGCACGAATCTTGTCATCATGACTTAACAGCATAAAAGATTTTTCTGATGCCCTAACAGTAATAAATCCTTCTTGATGTTCTATAATATCCAAACCAAACCCCTTTGGGGCAAGGTGATCTAATGATCTAAATGCTCTTCTCATAGCATCTGTATATACTACTCCATTGTTAGAGATTGCCATGTAAGCCCCCAATCAGCCTTTGTCTTGTGGTTAGAGAATTCTTTAGATATTTCTCCATTTTCTAAATATACCCCGCCCCATACGCCCCACTCTTTGCCAGAAATTCCAACAGAAAAACAATCTTTTCTTACTGGACATTTAGAACAAAGTAGGTCAACAGCAGGCCTAAGTAATTCATCTTCTTCGTATTTATCAAAAAATACATTTGTGTCGTAGTCTAGACATGCAGCATCATCTTTCCACTCATGCTTATTCATAGTTATGCTACATACTTGTCAGGTATTTCCCATCCGTTTCTAGAAACGACAAAAGTTTTTTTCAAGTACCATGCACCGTTTTTTCTTGCACCATACTTTGATGTAAAAGCCTTATCTGACTTTAGCATCTCAATAACATTCCAACCATCCCAAGATAAATTTTTGTTTTTAGAAACAATAGTTTCCATTTCCTCAAGAGATTTAATTGTTTTCATCATACCCCCCCCTAAAAGTTGTATACATTAGTATTTATATTTTTTGATTTTGATAAACTAACCAGGTTTGAAGTTCTTTCTTTTGGATTTGAAACAAAAACAAAATGGTTAAAACTATCAACATTTTCTTCAAACCATTGAGGTGTAACCCTAAACAATTTGATCTGCTTTCCTCTAGACTTCATACCCCTTTCAGAAAGATTTACAAACTCCATTGCCATATCATTAATATTGCCTGGACCAACAGAATATAAATAAAATTCTTTTTCGTTGTCTTTTAATTCAGACAAAGCAACAGCCATTGCTCTAAGGAAAATATTATAGTTGTTGAAGTTAGGCGTTCCCTGAACCCCGACTATCATCACTTGTCCCTTCTGTTAGTTTGTCTACTATGAACAACATCTTGTCTAATTGTACCTTATCCATGTTGCTTGTGTCAACTCTTTCCGCAGAATCTTTATCAATTCTTTCATTAACCAGAGGCGCTTTATAAAATGTGTTATTTTTGATCCAATAGGCCTCATCGTCTACAACTATAACTTTGGTGGTAGAGTCGTCCTGATGTTTAGCAGATTGGGTTTTTGCTTTCATTTTCCTTTTATATTTTTTAGCACCCGCATACCTATGATGAAGCATTGCCTGGCTTACAATTTGTCTAGGCATATAACTTTTGCGACTCTTAATAATATAAATAGATACCCCTAGTACAATTATTACTGTTAATAAGACTGCCCCAAGTAAGTTATTCATAGGTGCCCCCATAAACTTATTCTATCATCTTTTATCAGCAATAATTTTTAAAAGTTGTTTAAGGGCAGATCTTTCGTTTGCATCCAGCATTTTAATTTCATTTTTATCAAGAGATTTTTTATTAATTTTAACAACTGGATTTGCCTCTGTCACATCCATATCTATAAACCCTTTTTCCCAAAGGGTCATGGTAACTTCTGAAAAATAACTGCCTATAGCGCTATCCAGTTTAGGGTCAATATCTTTTAACATTTCTGTTTTTACATACATATTTTCCCCAGTTTCTGGATCTTTGCCAGCAAACCGCAACCCTCCAGTTAAAATTAATTTTTGAAATATTTTTTCTGAATCTCTCACTTTCCAGACTTCTTTCTTGCTTTTGCTAAAGCATCAAAATCTTTTACCTTGGTGTCTCCAAGATAACCCCAAGCATAACCATCATTAATCATGTGATCATTAACGGAAACGGTGTCTTCATTAACATATATCCATCCAAGTATTCTTCCATATTTTTCAGAAGAATCCATTTTTTCAGTTTTTATTACAACAGTTTTGGCATCTTTAAGAAACTTTTTTAAATACTCTTTTGACTCAAGTCCCAGCACCTTTTCTGCTTTATCAGATGTGCGAGACTCTGGGGTATCAATACCAGCCAGTCTAACACGAGATGAAAATAAAATGTCAAAACCTAAATCAATTAAAACGTCAATGGTATCTCCATCTACTACGTTTTCTACTTTTCTTACATAATATGTATACATACAAGCCTCCTTAGACCCAATACTTAATTATAGCAGTTATAGCCAGAATTGTCCAGAGGATATTGAACCAGATTAAGGTTGGTATGGTTTTTACAGTAGAAGACCATATTAACATCAGGCTTGAAACCAGGGCAAAAATATAAAGCCACCACCACTGCTTGTCAAATAATAGTCCTGGGATAATGATCACTGCCTTAGCAACAAAAGCAAAAAACTCAACAGTATTTGGTTTATTCCAATACTGTTTAGTGCCCATTGTTTTTAGTGCGGTGACCCACTCTAATCTGTTTTTCATTTTAACCCCTCCAAAAATTGCCTATGATCTATGCATTCCGAAACTTTATAGTCTTGATAATTTTTGTAATAATCATATAAATCAACACCCTTTTTATAGTCTAAAGAATTTTCAACATATGTTTTTGCAATATTTTTATTGATTGTGTTTTGTGCAGAACCAACAAAAGTCCAACTATTGGATGACCAATGCTCTCCAGAATCAGACTTATTAGGAAGTCTATTTTTCCATTTATTAATTTTTTCTTGTAAATCTTTTGGAGCATTTTCATAAGAAAATTTTTCCCAAAACTTTGTATCTTTTCTTAAAGTCATGTAATGAAAATATATAAATTCAGAAATGTTATTATTCATCTTAACTATATTATTATTAAACTCTTCTCTTATTTCTTTTGAATTTTCAAATAGCCACAGAGGGTTATCAAATATTTGCGTCAACTCTACAATACTAACCCAAATTGATGTGGCCTCAAGTGGCTCAACAAAGTTTGCTGCAAGGCCTACTGCAACACAGTTATTGATCCAAGGCTCTTCATAACATCCAGCATTAAAACTAAACCCGCCTTTGTTTTTTCTTGGATAGGTTGGCTCATATCCCAAAAACTCCTCTATTTCTTTTACTGCTTCCTCTTCAGATATAAGAGATGAGTCATATACATATCCGCAACCAAATCTATTTTGCAATGGAATCTTCCAGATCCAGCCATACTTCATTGCTATAGCCTCTGTGTATGATGGAATTTTATCTGTCATTTCAATAAAAAAGGGAACTGCGGAATCTACTGGAAGAAAATCTTTGTAACTTTTCCATTTTGAGTCATAAACTTTTCCAATAATTACCCTGTGGAATCCGCTACAATCAAAAACAAAATCACACAAAACATTTTTATCATTATCTAAAGTTAAACTACTTACATAGTTATTTTTATCTAATGATACATTTTTTATTGTTCCATCAATTACTTTAATTCCTCTTTCTATTCCTATTTCTTTTAACCTGTTTGCTAGTTTAATAGCGT